AACTCGAAAAAGGACAGCGAGAGCGAGGGCAAAGAGGCCGGAACAATGTTGACCGAAATCGGGTACATTAAAGGCGGCATCGACCGTATCGAGCGCAAGCAGGACGCACAGGACGCGCGCTATATCGGCATGGCGGAGCGTATGTCGGCGGTGGAGAGCTCGGCAAAGTCGGCACATCATCGTATCGACAGGCTCGAGGGGCGCGAGGTGCGGGAGGACGGATAATGCCCGCCCGCAAAGGCGCGGCGCGGCGGCGGAAGTTCAAAAAATGGGCGCTCGAGGTATGGAGCTTTGCAAAGGGGTATCTCTCCTTTTCAAAGCTCCTCGTTTATGCCGTCCTCTATATCGACTACAAATCGACCATGACGACGCTCGACCTCTGCCGGATTTCCGTAGCCAACAACTACACCGGCTCGCTCCCGTATTTGACCGCCCTTATCGCCTTTTTACAGGCCGCGACCGCTACCGTGCTCTCGTTCTCGCTCAATAAGAGCAAGGCCGAGAACACGACCGGCGGAATTACATACGACACGGCAACAAAACGAGATTGCTAAAGGAGGTAGCAAAATGAAAGAAATCATCGTAAAGCGGCTCGGCGCTCTCTTGAGCGTAAAGAGCCTCGTCACGCTCTTGCTCTCCGGGGTATTCGCGTACCTCGCCATTACCGGGCAGACGAGCCAAGAGTTTATGACGGTCTACACGGTCGTTATCGCGTTCTATTTCGGAACGCAGACGCAGAAAATCAGCGACGCGGTAGAAAAGACCACAAAGGAGGGCTAAACCGTGACGGAGCAACAGGTACGCGAGCTCGTCGTATCGACGGCGAGGGCGTGGCTCGGGAAGAACGAGCGGGACGGCTCTCACCGGGAAATTATCGACCTTTACAACGCACACAAGCCGCTCGCCCGGGGATACGCCGTCAAGTACACGGACGCATGGTGCGCGACGTTCGTCTCCGCCGTCGCTATCAAATGCGGACTCTCGGACATTATGCCGCTCGAGTGCGGGTGCGAGGCTATGATTTCCCTCTATCGTTCTCATGCGGTGAGCCGCTGGGAGGAGGACGAGAGTATCACGCCACAGCCCGGAGACGTGGTTTTCTATGACTGGCAGGACTCCGGCTCCGGCGACGACCGGGGAGCCGCCGACCATGTGGGCATTGTATCCAGCGTGAGCGGGCGCGTCCTCAAGGTCATTGAGGGCAATTTCTCGAATAGCGTCAAGGAGCGGACGCTCGAGGTAAACGGAAAGTATCTCCGGGGCTTCGGCCTCCCGGCGTACTACACCAAAACGGACAACAAGGAGGATTTCGACATGGATATTAACGAGGCAAGAAAGCAACTGACCTCTTGCGCCGATACCGGCGACACGCCCTCCGCATGGGCGAAAGAGGCGGCGGAATACTGCAAGCGCAAGGGCATTTTCAACGGCGACGGAGCCGGTAATTTCGGCTGGCAACAGCCGATTACCCGCGAGGCCGTCGCTTGCATCATCTACCGCGCACTCGAGGCGGCGGGCGCTCTCGGCAATCTTTCCGACGTATAATCGTGCAGAAAAAGCGGGCGGGGCTCTATGGCCTCGCCCGCTTTTTTGTTACGCTTTTAGTGCTTTATGTGCGTTATTTTTCCTTTAATGCACGTATATAGCTTTTTTGTTCCGATTGCCGCATACTTGAACATGAGATAAAGGCCGTAGAACAGGCCGTAAAGCATCCATCCGCAAGCCAACACGGAATACCAACAGAAATAGAAACAGCCGACGAGCACCAAAACGAATAGGAAGTACCAACAATTACGCCGAGTAAGCCGGAGGCCGACTCCGAGCCGGAAACCGCTCATTGACTTTAGGCGCTTCGAGAAGCTGACAAACATAGCTCACCGCCTCCCGCTTTTCGCTTTCAGATACGGCACGAGCCCCCATGCGACCAGCGCGCCGCCGATAACGAGCCCGCACACGAAAGAGGAGATATTCCCTTGTACGGCGAGCGAGACGGCGGCGAACAGGAACAGAACACCGACGACAATCTTTACGAGCATAGCGGCCTTTGACTGCCGCATACCTGTAACGCGCTCGCGCTCGTCTGCCTCTGCCTTGCGCTCCTCCGCCTTGCGAGCTTTTTCTCTATCCGCCTGCTCGGACTTCTGTTTATCTACACAACGCTTGCAGACATAGCGGCGGGACTCGGGATAATAAGCGCCTCCCTCGTTCGCGTCGAACTGCCTCCCGCACTTCACGCAAGTAACAATATGCTTTTTCATGGTATGAGTAACTCCCTCCTATTTTTTCGGTCTGCTGACCTTTAACACAATTATGCGTTGCGTATGTGCTAAAGTCAAGAAAAATGCAGAACATTAACACACAGGAGGCGAGAGCTTGCGGATATATGATTTTGAGGGAAAGAAGAATATAAGCGGCGAGCGCATCCGCGAGGCACGGCTAAAGCTCCGGCTCTCACAAAGCGACCTCGCGGCGCGGGTGCAGGTCGAGGGCGTAACAATGGAGCGGGACTCGATAAGCCGTATCGAAATCGGAACGCGGTTTATCCCCGATTATGAGATACCCGTCTTTGCCCGCGTCCTCGGCGTGTCCGCCCTTTGGCTCCTCGGAATAGAGTAAATCCCCGGCTCCGTGCCGGGGATATTTTTTGCACTTTTTTCTAAATAACGCTTGACATACTGCAAGCAGTATGATATTATAATAGACAGAAAGGAGGTAAACGCATTGAGCAAGCGAAAAAAGAAACGCGGCAACAAGGCAGAGCCGGACAGCTACTTAAACCTTGTTACCGCAATCCTAAATCTCGTGATTGCTATTCTACTGCTGATAGAAAAGCTCACCGAGTAAAGGGCAGGGGGAGAAATCCCCCTTGCCCTCCAAGGATAACACGAAATGCGCTCAATGTCAAACGACCATGACAACGGTTATCTATGTTTTGTGCGGGGTAAGCATTACCCTATCCGCAATCTCTATTTTCATCAACGCCAAAAGGAGGCGGCAGAATGGCAGAGGAAAAAAGAAAGACTAAGACCTCGACGGCGGTAAAGACTCGATATAATGAAAAGGTCTACGACGTTATTTCGGCGCGAGTCCCGAAAGAGCTCGCGGCGGCTTTCCGCGAGAAATGCACAGCCGAGGGCATACCGCAAGCACAGATTATCAAAAAGGCGATAGAGGACTTTCTATCGCGGTAACGAGAGGGCGGGACTTTCCCGCCCTTTTTTCATATCTCGAGGGAGGGAGCGCTATGGGAGAGCGGACGTATAAACAACTTAATTGGACGAGCCGTATCAAGCTCGAGACGATGCTCAAGCATGGACACTCGAAAAAAGAAATCGCCGAGGAGCTGGGCGTACATATCAGCACCGTTTACCGCGAGCTCAAGCGCGGGACGTATGAGCATCTAAACTCCGATTACACGACCGAGGAACGGTATAGCCCGGAAAAGGCCGAGGCGCGCTATCAAGAGGGGCTCGCCGCGAAAGGTGCTCCGCTCAAGATTGGGAAAAATCACGCCGCCGCGCAGTTTATCGAGGACAAAATCGGAAATGAGGACTATTCCCCGGCGGCGGTGTGCGCTCTACTCAAGCAGGAAAAATATAAACACTTCGGAATAACCTTTTGCCGTGCGACGATTTACAAGTACGTCGAGGATGGCGTTTTCCTCACGCTCACAAATCAAGACCTCCCGGAAAAGGGCGACCGCAAAAAGAAGCATAGAACAATCCGCAAGAAACAGGCTCGGGCATCCAGCGGCACGAGTATAGAGCAGAGGCCGGAGTATATCAACGAGCGGCAGGAGCCGGGACATTGGGAAATGGATACCGTCGTCGGGAAGAAACGGACGAAAGCCCGCCTCCTCGTCCTCTCCGAGCGCGTTACGCGGCGGGAAATCATTATCCGCATTAAGGACGGGCGCGCCGAGACGGTCGTCGCGGCATTAGACCGCCTCGAGCGCCTTTACGGTGCGGCGTTCTATCGGATATTCAAAACGATAACCGTAGACAATGGCTCCGAGTTCGCGGATGCTGACGGCATCGAGCGGAGCGCCCGGCGCAAGGATGCAAAGCGGACGACGGTCTATTACTGTCATGCGTATAGCTCTTGTGAGCGCGGCACGAACGAGAATATTAACCGCATGATACGGCGGCAATTCCCGAAAGGGACGGACTTCGACAAGGTGACGGTGGCGGAGGTTAAGTGCGTCGAGACGTGGCTCAATGATTACCCGAGAGAAATCCTCAGCTTTATGTCCTCGGCGGAGGCTTTCAAGATAGCGTTTGACCGGGCGGCGTGAACGCTCTAAAAATTTATTCTATCTTTTTCGCACAAAATACTTGACATTTGCGGAGCTCAGGTAGTTCTCCGCTGCAAGCAGGCGGATGAGCAGCGGCGAAAACGCGATGATACCGCCGAAGTTTATGCTTCGTTCGCCTCTGAAAAGGTGAAGAAAATGCCTGCTGTCAAGAATGGTTTCAAAATTGAGATTTAATGTCCCGACATCGTGATCGTGGAGATGCAGCCCTATTACTTTGCTTTTCAGTTTTCTGTTTGGAATTGCTTTTCAGCCTTCTGCCTGATATAATAATGGTAGCATAACGCGAGAAGCTTATCAATAGGATCGGGTGTATTTATGTGAACGCCAAGACCTGATCGGACAAAGAAAGGGTGGGGAGAATGTTATGTCAGAGATAATGTGGCACATCTGCATTTCGAGCATCTACACCCGTGACCGAGTTAGAATGCTTTCTACGATGGGAACGCTTTAATTGCAATTGTGGTCGGAATTCATTGATACTGTTATCTTTTTGAGCTTTGCTTATGGCTGGATACAAATGTTAAGGGAGATATTGATATGGCATTTTTAAATGAAAACGAATGGATACGCCTCAATGAGATCGCATACAATATTTCATTTATCTATACAGTAGAGGAAATGCAGCATGAAATTCTGAACCGATGGCTTCCTTTTTTGATTTCGTATGATAGCGCAATTTTTGCCCGAATCTCTATTGCGGAGAAT